GGCACCGGGGCGTTCATGTTGCCGGCACGAAACAGTTTTTTTGTGATGCGCAGCGCCGGCGGAGTGTAGGCCACCACATCTGACAGCTGAAAACCGTTGAGCAGCAGCGTGCAGCCGCGGTAAATCGCCATCACTCCTCCTTCGCTATCAGCTTGTAATCCTGCTCATGGTCTTTGCCGACATCCGGGAAGATGCCCAGCCAGAATTCTTTCAGCCGCGGCGCGTCCGGCTCATCGAACGGATCCGCGCCCACTGCAAGCCGCTGCGAAAAACTCACGCTCCAGATCGCATGATCTGCGCCGCCTTCGCTTTTCTGCCAGACAACCGGCTCCGCGCTGATAAACTCCGCCGGCGCGGTGCACCTGCCGAACTGGCGGCCATGTACCCAGTCAGATAATTTGAGCGCCGCGTTGCGCACCCGGGTGTCGGCACTTTCGCCCGTCCCGTCCGGGTCGGCCACGAAAAAATGTCGCAGCACAAACAGGTTACAGCGCAGCTCCAGCGTGACGTTCCCGCCCAGCTCCGTGTCTGCCCGTTGCCAGCCGGCCACGTCAAAAAAAATCGCAGGCGTCGGAAAATCCGCCGGAATGTCCGGGTAAAGTCGCACGGTTTGCGCCCACGGGATTTTCATCAGCGCCGCCGTTACTGCGTCCTGATAATCACTGAGAAAACTGACGCCGTTCATCAGAATGTCCTCTTACTTAATGCCACCGGCGATGCGCCCCTTCATATCCTGCTCAAAGCGCTTCAGCAGGTCGTCGTTCATTTCCTGGTACAAATCATCGGAAACTGCCCGCCGCACCGGGCCATAAATCGGTACGGTCGCCTCATGCACAAATCCGCGCCCGTTGCGCTGCCAGATACTCTCCCGCCCGCGCACAATGCCGATAAAGGAATCCGGAAAGGACAGCGTGGCCAGCTGCGGTGAAGCGGGGGTGAAGGTTACTCCACGCGCCCCGGCCATACGGATAAACCGGCCTCTGGCGTCGCGCTGGCGTTCAGGCTGTGGCGGCGCTTCCATGCGGCCTTTTACCGCACTGACCGGGAGCGAGTTAAGACCAAACCAGAGTTTTCCCTGCCCCGGTGCGGCAGCAGTCAGCGCCAGACGCTGGCCAAATGTTTTAACGCGCCGCTGCAGGGCTTTTTTGTGCTTCCCGCCGGTCTGCGCCATCATCAGGTTCAGCGCCTGGCGGCGGTATTTCGCCAGCGTGCCCCGGAGCGCTTTGTTATAAGCCCCGCTCATCTGGGCGGGGGTGGCACCTACCCGATCGGCAAGCGCTTTCAGCTCACCGGCATCCAGATAAAATCCGGTCACAGCAGACCTCCTGATCGATCCAACGGGGATTTTTTGTAAGCCGACAGGTAAACCACCGTCAGGCCGGTACCGTCCGGCTGCAGGCTTTTTACAGACTGCATTACACCCCGCACAACGACAGCATCCCCCTTTTCCAGACCGGCAATGTCCCGGTCAAAAGCCGTAAAACAGGCATCACGCCCCTGGATTTGTCCGCCGTCCGGCACGTCCGTGCCCTGCCAGGGGGCATCGTATATGGCAGTAATAACGGTGCGCCGGGAGGTGTCCGGCCAGAGCGTGACGCCGCCAGGCTCCGCGAACGTCCCCATCATCTGCTCATCACCAGCCGCAAGGTCACGGACGAAACTCATGCGTCCTCCGCATGCCCTGCCGCAATGCAGGCCGCGGCATCGTCCGTACTCACCTCAATAACTTCACCGGGCTGGATGATGGCCCTGACCGCAAGGCTGCGATCTGACGGGTAGTGAAAAACATCCAGCGCATGCAGCACGCGAATGAAGCGGCGATCGCCAGATCCGGATGAGGAAGCCGGGGCATGATTTTGATCTGACTCTTTTTGAGGGTGGTTCTGCGTAATTATCTCGCCGTCCTGTTCATCATCCAGCAACTCGGCTTCGGCCTGTGCTTCCGCCAGACGCGCTTCCAGATCGGCCACGTTTCCCTCGGTGCTGAGCGGACGTCCCAGCTTTTCACTCAGGTCCTTCAGCGCGGCAATTAATTCAGGTTTAGTCATGTTCTGTCTCCGGAAAAGGGGGGCATACGCCCCCCGTTAACACTTATTTAAGGGATACCACCACAAAGGCGTCCGGATCCGGCAGCACCATCGCCGGCGCGGACTGGGTCATGGTCTGCTCAATGGACGGATCGCCTTGCTGGATCCAGTTTTTCGGGTAGCGGGTGCCTTCGGTCAGCCCTTCTTTAAACGCATCGGCGTCAACAATGGCACCATAGGTACGAAAACCCCTGACTTGGGTATTACCCAGGATCAGCGTGTTATCCGGCAGGTAGCGGGTTTTGGATTTCGTCTCAGGATCGATGTACTGGCCCTTATAGACCACCACCGCCACGTCGCCGTAGTAGCCCTTATGGCTCACCACCGCGCCCAGGTCCTTCAGGGCGGTTTCCATCTGGCTGTTCGAACCGCGGCGGGTGTCCATTTTTTCGCGGAACAGCTTAAAGCTGTTCAGCAGGGTCCAGGTCTTCCCGTCCATCACCATGATATCCACCGCGCCGGAGGCATAATCCGCCCAGGCATCGATGTCCGCGGCCGGATCGTAAGTGTCGCGGTCCTGTTTCGACCAGGCCGTACCGTCTGTCTGTGCAATGTTGTTTGACGCGCTGCGCTGCATATCAATTTCGTAGGTCGGGAAGTTATCGCTGGTCAGGGTGTACTTGCCGTACAGGACCGCTTGCACCGCCTGAAATTCTTCCAGTTGCTTGATGGCCATGTCCTCATCCTGCAGGTTCTGCATGATGATGGCATCACGGCGATCGGCCAGGCTCATCGGCTCGTCCGGATCTTCCCCCGGCAGACGCTTAATCAGTTGCCCCGGATTCACAGTGTGCTTCGGCTTCGTATAACCCGGTTTGAAAGACCAGGTTTTGCCGCCGCGGGTATGGTCAACCTTGCCGGTGACCAGCGGCGCACAGTACACGGCCATGGCCACATCGCCCGGGATCTTATCCAGGAACACTTCTTCGGTCTGGAAGGTGTAGGTTTCCCGGAAGAACAGCTTCAGGAACAGCGGATCGAATTTGAACGTCTGGGTGGTGACCGCCAGGAGTTCGCGCATGGTGTAAAAATCGCTCATGAATTTTTCTCACAAAAAAACCGCCCGGAGGCGGTGATAAACAGGATCAGTAAAAAGGGATTAACCGAGGTGAATGGCGGTACCGGCAAAGGCGGTGCTTTTCTCAGCCTCCGTCAGCTCACGCTCTGAGGCTTTGGCCTCTCCGCCGTCCGCCCCGCCGTCGCTCTGTGTCATTTTCGGCCAGGCCACCTGCGAGGCGCGGAATCCGCCTTTGATGTAATAACTGACCACATCGCCGGCAACAGCGGCGGTGGCGGTTGCCGTTAAGCCGATAGCCCTGCCCTGCGTGCCGTCCCAGGCCGCCAGCGTGCCGTCGGCAGATACCATCAGCGGCGTCAGCCGCTCAGCGTTCATGTCGGCAGACAAAATGCCGGTGGTGCTCACCGGCAGGTCGGGGCCAAGAATAAAATCATCATGTTCAAAAATCTGTACTTCACTCATGGACGGCTCCTTTCAGTCGCGCAGCGTTTTTCATCAGTCCCGACAGGCGGGCTTCCTTTGCTGAGGGTTTTCCCGCGCCGGTGTCAACCGGTTTGGGTGACTCATGCTGCATCAGCGTATCCAGCGCCGTTTCGGTTCGTGCCTGCGCGGCTACGGGCGAGGCCAGCAGAATGGTGCGGGCGGCATCGGCGCTCATGCCAGGCGTGGCAGCCAGCGCCTGCGCCAGCGCTTCGCGGCCTTTCGCTTCATCACAGGACAGAATGCCCATAATGCGCTCACGCTCCTGCGCGGCAGCCATTTCAGCGGTGTTTACCTGGTGATCGGCGGTGGCACCTGGCACAACATTTTCTGCAGTTGCCTGGGCCATTGTGTTTTCCGGCTTCATCAGCTCTCCTTTTTTCTCAATAAATGCGGACAGGGTGCTCACCGCGTCCTCGTAATTAACAACCTCATCAGCCAGCCCCATCCGGACCGCCTCCTCCCCGTCATAGGTTCGGGCTTCGGTGGCCAGGACGGTTTTGCGTGGCATCCCCACAGAAGCACTGACCTTGTCAGCAAACATCATCCGGGTTTCATCAATGCGCGCCTGTACGTCACGCCGGACATCTTCGGGCAGCGCTTCGTAGGGGTTGCCATCCACCTTGTGCGCCCCGGCGTGGATCAGGGTGACAACCACCCCTTCATTTTCCAGTTTTTTCTCCAGACTGCGGTGAGCCACCACCACCCCGATGGAACCCACGGTGCCGGTCTGGGTGATCAGCCGGCGGCTGCACGCCGAGGCCAGCAGATAGGCCGCTGACGTGGCGGTGTCGCCCGCCAGTGCCCAGACGGGTTTGATTTTTCCCATGCGGGCAATCAGGTCAGCTGTGTCAAATGCACCGGATACTTCCCCGCCCGGAGAATCAATGTCCAGCAGCACGCCCTTCACGTCCGGATCGCTCATGGCGATGCGCATGGTCCGCACAATGCCGTCGTAACCCGTCATGCCGCAAAAAGGCTTCATGTAACCGAATTTATGCACCAGCGTGCCGGTAATGCTTATCACGGCGATCCCCTGTTCGATACGGTATGGCCTTGCATCACCTGCGCCGCCGGTGCCTCCGCCCGGAATGCAAGCCTGCGGTTCAAGCCCGCCCTCTTTTTTCGGCGGGTCCTCTACCCCGGCAGCCGCCAGGCGCTCGCCCAGAGAATCAAAAAACGTCCTCGCCCAGGCGGGATCCATCATCAGCGGCTGATTGAGCACGCGGGCGGCGAGGTGCGGATAATTAGTCCAGCTCATCGTTGTTTTTTCCTCGTTTGTTGTCCGGCTCTCTCGTATCGGAAGGCGCGGTGACCGCCCAGTCCGGATCGCTGAGCCCCAGTTGCCGGCGGCGGGTGATTTCAAATTCCTGCTGCTCAAACACCTCCTCATAATCCAGCCCCTGCAGGGCCAGCTCATGCTGGAAGGTACTTAATCCGGCGGTAATGCGCATGGCGCTCTCCTGCACTTCTTTCAGGCCGTCGATAGCCATTCGTCCGGCCCCGATCCACAGCGCATTGGTCCATGCGTTCCGCG